GGAAAGCGATTGAAAGCACCTATTCAGGTGTTTGCACCATTCTTGAACGCCGGGATGTGAGGGATGAAAAAACCAAAATCACCCGGAAGAATGAAGAAGTTCCCATTGTCGAAAATCAGCCTTGCAAGCTATCCTTTGAAAAACTGAACGCCGTTGTTCAGACTGACACGGCGGCAAAACTGACACAAGGCACAAAGCTATTCATAGCACCGGAAATCAAAATCAAACCCGGTTCAAAAATCATTGTGGAACAGAACGGCACAACAACCGAATATTCCGCAAGTGGTGAACCCGCCGTTTACTTTTCCCATAGTGAATATATGCTTGAACTGTTCAAGGGGTGGGCTTAATGGCGAATATGGGCGGGTTTTCGGTGGCTGGAATGAAGAAGCTGCAAAAGCAGTTGAACAAAATTCAGCAAGGCAATGTTGAAGCCTTCATTGATGCTTGTGCAAAGGAACTTGCCGCCCGCCTATTGGCAAAAGTTATCAAGCGTACACCCGTGGGGCAATACCCCGCAAGTTCAGGTAAAAAAGGCGGTACACTTCGCCGGGGCTGGACTTCCAAAACCCATGAAGAAGCGGAAAGCGGGAAAAAAGCAAGTGCGAAAGCATACGCTGATTCCCTTACAATCCACCATTACGGAAACACCCTTGTTATTGAGATTGTGAACCCGGTTGAATATGCTTCCTATGTGGAGTATGGACACCGAACAGCTAATCATAAAGGGTGGGTTCAAGGGCGGTTCATGCTTACGATTTCGGAACAGGAAATACAGAATATAGCCCCGAAAGTGCTTGAAAGCAAAATCAAGAAGTTTTTAGGGGAGTGCTTGCAATGATAAATTCCATAATTGAATCAATCAGCATTTCCTTAAATGCTGAATTTGGTGATGAATACACCACATATACAGAATCGGTTGAACAGGGTTTGAACGAACCTTGTTTTTTTGTGTTCTGCATTAACCCCACAAACCGGGTATTTCTTGGAAAACGGTATTTCAGGGAAAACCAATTCTGCCTACAATACTTCCCCGCCGATAAAGACCGGGCGAAAGAAGAATGTAATGCAGTTGCCGAAAGGCTTTTTTCATGCCTTGAATATATCACCGTTACCGGGGATTTGGTGCGTGGTACAAAAATGAAATATGAAGTAGTGGATGGGGTTTTGAACTTCTTTGTGAATTATGATTTGTTCGTTTACAAGGTTGCCGATTCTATCTCTATGGAAGATTTATCACAAGATGTTACTGTGAAAGGATAAGGTGATGTGAATGGCGGTAAAGAAAACCAACAAGCCCGCTGCAACCGAACCTGAAAAAATTGAAAAGTTATTTTCAAAGGAACAGTTGCTTGCGGCTGAACGCTTTCAGGAAAGGAAGGATATTGTAAATGCCCTTCTTTCCCCTGATAAGCAATACACGGTTGAAGCCGTGGAACAGATGATTGAAAAATATATGAAAGGACAGGTGAAATAACATGGCTTTAGGCGGTGGAACTTTTGTTACACAGAACAAAGAATTGCCGGGTGCGTATATCAACTTCATTTCGGCAGCTTCCGCAAGTGCTACGCTTTCTGAAAGAGGTATTGCAACAATGCCCCTTGAATTGGATTGGGGCATTGATGGTGAAGTGTTTGAAGTAACCAACGGCGATTTCCAAAAGAACAGCCTGAAAATTTTTGGGTACGATTACACCCACGACAAGTTGAAGGGGCTTCGTGATTTGTTCCTGAATACGAAAACCCTTTATGCGTATAAGCTGACTTCCGGGGGAATAAAGGCGGCAAACACCTATGCGGAAGCCCTCTATTGTGGGGTGCGTGGCAATGATCTGAAAATCACAATTCAGACAAATGCCGATGATGATACCCTGTTTGATGTGAAAACCGTGCTTGATACGGCGGTTGTGGATGAACAGACCGTTGCAAAGGCGGCTGATTTGATTGATAACGGCTTTGTGAAGTTCAAGGCTTCCGCAACGCTGGCAATCACGGCGGCAACCCCGTTGAAGGGCGGCACGAATGGCACGGTTGACGGAACAGCTTATCAGACCTATCTTGATAAGATTGAATCCTACACCTACAACACTATGGGCGTTGTGGTTACGGACGATACCACAAAGGGGCTTTTTGCTTCCTTCGTCAAGCGTTTGCGTGATGAAATGGGTATCAAATTCCAGCTTGTACTTTACAACAAGGCGGCTGACTATTACGGCACTATCAGCGTGAAGAACAAGGTGCTTGATGATGGTTGGAGTGAAGCAAGCCTTGTGTATTGGGTAACGGGCGTTTCCGCTGGTTGCGAGGTAAACAAGAGCAATCAGAACAAGATTTACAACGGCGAATTCACCATTTTTGCCGATTACACGCAGAATGAGTTGAAGAAGGCAATCAAAGCCGGGGAATTCACGCTGCATAAGGTCGGCACTGATATTCGTGTGTTGGAAGATATTAACACAATGGTTACTACTTCTGACACACAGGGCGATATTTTCAAGGATAATCAGACCGTGCGTGTGATGGATCAGATTGCAAATGATATTGCGGTGCTGTTCAACACAAAGTATTTGGGCGTTGTTCCCAATGATGCGGCGGGCAGAATTTCCCTTTGGTCGGATATTATAAAGCACCATGAACAGTTGCAGGAAATCAGGGCGATTGAAAATTTCTCTGATTCTGATGTAACCGTGGATCAAGGCAACACAAAGAAATCCGTTGTGGTTACTGACCTTGTAACGGTTGTAAATGCTATGAGCAAGTTGTATATGACCGTTACCGTGGCATAAGAAAGGGGTGAAAGAAAATGAATGGCAATGTAGTTATGAAAGCCAAAGATACCGTATTTGCGGCTTTGGCTGAATGTTTCGTTACTATCGGCACACGCCGCTATAACTTCATGCAGGCTATCAACCTTGAAGCAAAGTTCGAGAAGAACAAAACGGAAGTTCCCATTCTTGGCAAGACGGGTAAAGGAAACAAGGCTTCCGGCTGGAAAGGTACGGGTTCGGCAACCTTCCACTACAACACTTCTATTTTCCGGCAGATGATGTTGCAGTACAAGGAAACCGGAGAAGATATTTATTTTGAAATTCAGATTTCAAATGAAGATCCCACTTCCGGGGCAGGGCGGCAGACTATGATCCTGATGGATTGCAACATTGACGGCGGTGTGCTGGCAAAGTTCGATGCAGACGGTGAATATCTTGATGAAGATATGGATTTCACCTTTGAAGATTTCAAGATGCCGGAAGCCTTCAAAGACCTTGAAGGATTTCTTACCAACTAACAACTAATGGACGGGCTAAAAACCCCTTGTGTGCGGCTTATATAAGCCCATATAAGGGGTTTTACCTATTCAGCGATAAACAAGAAAGGAAGATGTAAAATGTCTAAATTCGCTAAATTTATGAAGTCTAACAAGACCGTGAAAGAGAACGGTTTTTACCCGGCAACAAAATCCCTTTGTGATGAAAAGGGCAATCCCCTTGATTGGGAGTTCAAACACATTACTTCAAAAGAAAATGAGGAAATCCGGGAAAGCTGCACGATTGATATTCCCGTTACGGGCAAGCCGAATATGTACCGCCCGAAACTGAAAAGCAGCCTTTACATTCAGCGTATGATTGCGGCTTCCGTGGTTATGCCTGATCTGTTCGATTCCGAATTGCAGGACAGCTACGGAGTGAAAACCCCGGAAGATTTGCTGATGGCAATGGTAGACGATCCCGGCGAATACAACGATTTGGCGGCTTTCGTTCAGAAATTTCAGGGCTTCAATGTTTCCTTTGAGGATAAGGTGAATGAAGCAAAAAACTAATTGAAGAAGGGGATTGGGAAGCGAATTTCGCTTACTATGCCCTTCTTAAACTTCATATATTGCCTTCTGTTTTCCTTGCTATGGATGAACAGGAAAAGGCTTTCACCGTTGCGGCAATCAAGGTGAAAATTGAAGCTGACAAGAAAGAGAAAAAACGGATTGAAAGTAAATCCAAAAAGAAAGGTAGGTGATCCGCATGGCTACAATCCGAACAGCGATTGAATTACAAGACAACTTCACGGGGGTTTTGTATCAGGTTATCAATTCCGTAAATTTGGGGCTTTCCGCTATGGAAGATTTGCACCAAACCATGAATAGCCCTGTCGATACGGCTTCCATTGAAGCGGCAAGGGATTCAATCAATCAGGCTACGCTTGCGGTTCAACAGTTGGATGCAGCTATGCAGGGGCTTGAAACCCCCGCTTCCGAAACACCTACCGCCCCGACAAATTCAGCCCCGGTTGTGCTTCCGGTGCAACCGGATGTTCCTGATCCGTTAGTGGATCAGCCCGCCCCTGTTGATTTGCCTGTTGAACCGGAACAGCCCGAACCCGTGCAAGTTCCGGTTCACTGGCGATCTGATAACATGGAAGTATTTACTTCAACGGGCGTTGAACGCTTTGAACAGGAAGTTCAAAGTGCAAATAATATGTTGAACACCTTGAACCAAACGCAAAGCAGGATTGCAGCACAGGCGGCACAAACTGATTTGTTCCCGGATAATGCTATTGCCGATATGAACAATATGCAAAACCGCTTGCAAGCGATTCAGCAGCGAATTCAGCTTATCGAAAGCAACCCCCTGAATATGGGTTCTGATACCGCAAATGCGGAGTTGGAACAGTTACGGGGGCAGTTGGATCAGGCAGTTCAGGAACAGGAAGCGTTGAACCGTGCTGTTGAAAACATGGATGTTGAAGCAGCCAATCAAGCCTATTTGCGGTTATCCCAAACAGTAGGCAATACTGAAAGATATATTCGGGATAATGTTGACGAACAAGGGCGGTTCAATCGTGAAATTGAAGAAGGCACGAATGAAGCAAATTCCCTTATGCAGACAATCAAAGGGGCGGTTGCGGCTTATGCCACAATTCAAACCCTTTCAACAGCGTTGAACCTATCGGATCAGCTTACTTCTACAACCGCCCGCTTGAACTTGATGAATGACGGATTGCAAACCACACAGGATTTGCAGAACATGATTTATCTTTCAGCGGAACGGGCAAGGGGCAGCTATCAGGCAACCGCTGATGCCGTTTCCAAACTTGGACTTATGGCGGGTGATGCGTTTGGGAGTTCGGAAGAAATCATTGCCTTCATGGAACAGGTAAACAAGCAGTTCACCATTGCCGGAACAGAAGCGGCGGGTATTGATGCCGCTATGTTGCAGCTTACACAGGCTATGGGTTCGGGCGTTCTTCGTGGTGAAGAATACAACAGTATTTTGGAACAAGCCCCGAATATCATTCAAGCGATTGCTGATTACATGGAAGTTCCCAAAGGGCAATTAAAGGATATGGCAGCGGAAGGACAAATTAC